ATTTGACTGTGACTGGAGTTCAGACGTGTGCTCTTCCGATCTCAACTTCCGTAAAGGGCTACATATTGCCGATTGTTTCCGATAAATTGCCATTATTCTTCCTCACGGACATAACCTTTCACAACTCCGTAAATGGAAAAACGCATCTTCCCTTCCGAGCGTTTCCACCCCTCGATATTACTCATAATCGCAGCAATCTCATTCGCATCCTGACGTTTCAAATTGCCGCGTTCTTTTCCAAAACACTCACACCAAATTTCCATATTGCAGACACGGGTTCTCCGATTCACTCCCACCTTATGGCTTCCTTCAAATTCCGAACCATTGATAAAATTCCGGCGCTCATACAAAGTCATGGAATCCCAACCTTCTGGCAGAAGCATATCTAAATAATCACGGATCGTTCCTTCTCGCTCATCCTGTTCCATCGCTTCTTTCTGTTCATGGACTGCGATTGGTTCCAGTTCTTTCGGAAGATGAATGGTTTCTCCATCTTTGTAGTAGTGCAATGCTTCCGCCCAGATCTGTTCCACTTCATCTTTAGTAATCTCCCAAGACCCCCTTCCGGTTCCTCCCGGTGTTTTTACCGGCCAAAATCTTCGGTTACCCGTAATATCCCTAAGATAAGTGTCCGCATTCGTTGTCCCGATAAACACACATTGTCTTGGATGGGGAGTTGCCCTGCGCCCAAAAGCGGCACGGTAAATATCGTTTTGTCTTGACAAAAATCCTCTCAGCGTTTCAATGTCCGTTTTCTTTAAACCTGCGAGTTCCCCAATTTCCAAAATCCAATATCCCTGTAGTTTCTCTGCTGCAGTCTTGTCCTTTGTGTCTGAAAGAAGAAGGGAATCGTTGAACCACTCTCCACAAAGTTTTGCGATCAACGTGGATTTTCCTTTCCCTTGCGGTCCGGACAACACGAGCATCGTGTCAAACTTACATCCCGGATTCATTACCCTTGCTATCGCCGCCACCAATGTTTTCCTTGTAACCGCACGAACATAGGCATTGTCGGCTGCTCCAAGAAAATCCACCAATAAAGTATCCACTCTCGGAATTTCATCCCACTCCGGCAAAGCCGCTAAAAATTCTTTAATGGGATGATAGGAACGATCATCGGTTACTTTTGAAACCGCAATATCATAATTTCTTGCAGAAAAATTCCCATAATTCAAATCAATATAGGAAATTAACTGTGCATCATCCGCATCTCTCCAAAATTTTGATGGATGATTCCACGGAACTTCCCCTTTGATTTCCATTCCATCCGATAACTGATTAAACACGATTGATTTCAACTTTTCGTCATTATTTAGGATCAACAGTAAATTTCTAAGATTATTGACTACAATTCCCTGTCGGTTATACTCCAACTGCATCTTCCAGTCTTCTTCCGCAAAATCCAGCCGTGCTGATTCTTCCCGTTCTTTAGATAAAGTCTGGCGTACCGCTTCATTTTCTGATGCAAAATCCTGCATAGCCTTAAAAGAAGGAAGTTTGGTAGTTTCTATTTCTTCTGTCACTTTTGCATCCAAATTTCCAAACTTATGAATCCTTACTACATCAAACGCATTCATAAGTTTTCCGCATGCCGGATCAGTAGCATGATGACTATACGCAAACACATCGTCATAAATTACCACTCCCGCAGAAGAATCCGCCGGAATATAATCATATCTTCCTGCCATCTCGCTTGGCTGATATACATCTGGAATGAAAGCATCAATTGCCTGCTGAATGGTAAATGTCCGGTTGAATGCCCCAATAATGCCTCTCTTTTCCAATGGATTCTCTTGTTTTTTGAGACTTTTCTGCACAATTATTCTTTGACGGTTAGATACCGGCCATGAACTGACATCTTTCCAATCTGTATATAGTGCCAGTACATCTTCCGGTTTCAAAAGCTCCCCTTTAATTTCTCGAAAGATAAACTCTCCATCAGAAGATGTGGAAGGCAAATACATCAATCGGCTTGGTTCATACGTTGTGTAATCAAACAGCTCCATCCCGATTTCTTCAGCTATCTTCCGACTGACAGCCATATATTCATCCGGCGATATTTCATGGGATAACGGAATAATCAAACGAAGTCTCGGTTTTTCCGGTGTATGTTTATGGGTGGAATACAGATAACATTGAAATGAGAAAAACAATTCCAGCTGCTCTCCAATATCCGCAACTGCATAATCCATATCCAACGTCAAAGCGGATCTGGAAATTACACAATCCTTCTTTCTTCTCCCGCCTTTTAATCTTCCAAGCACAAAACCGCCTACATCTTTAATATTGTCCTGTTGCGACTTCTTCATTTTCCGATACTGTTCCATTGTTTCCGCAGTACGTTGTGTCTTGGAAATCCGTTCTCTAAAATCCTCAAGTTCCATTTCTGTCAGATTCCATTTTTTATCCATACGGGAGTTTCCCGTAGACACCGCAATCTTCATTCTGTATCTCCTCCTAATCTTTTTTATAAAATGGACTTTCAAAGCCTGCTGCTTTTAATGGCAGTCCTTCTGTCCATACTGGATTGACTGCCATGATTTCATTCACTTCTTCCACAGAAGATTTCCCATCAGGCACTTCTAAAACCACCTCATCATGAACATGACACACAATATCAAATCCTTCTTTTTCCAAGCGGAGCATCGCTTCCGCTAAAATATCCCTGCTTGCTGCCTGCACAATATTTTCGACCAGCTTTGGACCATATGTTTCCAAACGCATCCATTTCTTGGATTCCCCGATTCCCTCATATGTCAGTCCTTCCCTGCCGAATTTATTCAGCATCATCCGTGGTTTCACATAAGAAAGTTTTCTTCCTGACGGAAGCGTGACAAACAAAATCCCGCTTTTATATTCAAATGACACCCTTCCCACTCTAGATGTTTTTTTATCCCGTACCGCCGTTACCGCAGCCTCATCAACCGCCCACCAAAATGCTGTAATATGAGGATTCGCACTTCTCCATGTGCTTACAAGTCCCGGAAGTTCTTCTTCCGTCAGTCCCATTTTTAAAGCCCCCATCGATGTCAATGCTCCAACTGCACCCCCATATCCCAATGCAAGTTCACTGATTTTTCCTTTCTGTCTAAGTGGCGAGGTTTTTTTAATTTCTTCTATCGGTACATGAAACATTGCGGATGCAGAAGCCTCGTATATTTTTCCATGTGTTTCAAATACCTGTAATCTCCATTCCTCTCCTGCAAGCCATGCCAATACTCTGGCTTCAATCGCAGAATAATCACTGATAATAAATCTGCATCCCAGCTTTGCTACAAAAGCAGTCCTGATTAGTTCCGACAGTACATTTGGAGTGCTTTCATAAAAAAGTTCCACTTCTTCATATCTTCCTTCTGATACCAACGCTCTCGCCAGTTCTAAATCCGGCAGATGATTCTGCGGAAGATTATGAATCTGCACCAACCGCCCTGCCCATCTGCCTGTCCGGTTTGCCCCATAAAACTGTAACAGTCCATGAACACGATTTTCTGCGCACACAGAACGGTCAATCGCTTCATATTTTTTTACAGAAGTCTTAGATGTTGCCAGCCTAAGTTTTAACACTTCCTGCACATCTCCCTCTGCTTTCATTAACAAATCTTTTACTGTATCTTTTGCGAGAGAATCTACCTCCAGGCCTTTTTCCTTAAGCCAAAGCTTCAACTGTGACACGCTGTTAGGGTTCTCCAGTCCCGTTAATTCATAGGCTCTCGCTGTTGCGGTTTCTTTATATAAAAGATCGCAAGCAACCGCATGATTCACAAGATTACGATCCACCATGATTCCACGGTCATTGATTCTCTGATCCAGACAGTAAATTTCCTGCTCCCTTTTTGGAATAGGAAATTTCGCCAGTCTCTGCCGTATCTGTTTTTCCACATCAACATCCCGAATACAATATGTTTTAAACTGTCTCCATTTTTCCGGTGCATCTTTCGGCAGATTTCTTGTTCTTCCTCCATTTGATTTTGTGGCTTTACACGGGCTGCAAAAATATTTAATCAATTCTTTTCCTTCCGTCATTTTCTGCTTGTCCAATCCGAGAACCGCACCTACTCCTTCCAATGAAAGAGGCAGGGCTAACATGGCCGCCTGTACCGCCGTACATCTCCACGCTTCTGGTCTGAATGAATGCTGATAATAATTTGAAAAGCAGGTTCTCTCAAAATTTGCATTAAATGCTGTTTTTGTTACGGTATCATCAAATAACATCTCCATAAATTCCTTCGGAGGTTCTTCTCGGTTCGCCACGTCAATGCAGATCGTTTCCTCATCATCTACGGAATATGCAATCAGCAAAATTTCAAAATGAGGAGAACTGCTGTACTTATATACACCGCAGGAAATCAGATCCACATCCGAATATGTTTCAATATCTATCGCTAACGTTCTACCCATGCATAAGACCTCCCGCTTTTAATTTTGCTTACCACTTTTCTTGAAATGTTAAATTCCTCTGCAATCTTCAGCACATGCTCTCCCTCTTCTAACTTCCTTTTGATTTTCTTTACCTCATCATAGGTGAGCTCCAATGTCTGCATTGGCAGTCTCCGCAGCGAGCCACTCTTCCCTTTTACATATCTTGGCATTCTTCTAAGTCTCCCTGTACTGCTGATCTGATACCGGCCTTCCTGCCCTTTTATGTCTTTCCATATTTCCATCCTTACGTCTCCTTTTATGTAGGGGACGGAAATCCGCCCCCGTTTATTCTTAAGCCAGAAAATCATCCTCACCGTCTACTGCATCGAATTCATCCTTTGCATTCATTCTGGAACCAAGTGGCTCTCCATCACGAACTTTCTGAATATTTCCGAGTCCTGCCGCAATTCCTTTATTTCCGTTACTGTTATATGCGTAAAAAGTAACGGAAGCACGGATATAACATCCTGAATACAGCTCACTCTGATCCAAAATCGGCTGCACATTTCTATCCACTACCTGTGGTGCCTGTTTGCTATTCGCATTAATAAAATAGGCTCCTGCATAGGCTTCATCTTCCGGCCTGTCCAAATCTCCATCACGAAGTGGTAATTTCAGATTTGCAGGGATTTTACCTCCCCATTTTGACTTTCCGTCTTCTTTTGCCTGTTCAACCGCTTTCTTGATCTTTGCAATCAAATCCGTGTCTTTTTTATCGATAATCAGACTGACGGAATATTTCGGATCAGATCAATTAATGGAATCCGGCTCAAATGCGTGAAGATAGGATGCTCTCGCTGAAATAATAACTTTCGTATTGTTTACTCTCGTACTCATAATCATTAATCCTCCTGACTAAAATCCGCTTCTGCGGTTGAAATATAAATTGCTTCTCTTTTATCTGAATCTGGTACCAATGTGACTTTCCCATCCGGCTTGTACACATAACTGCCCAAGATTTCATTAAATTTCTTTTTTCCCATCAGCTTTTCCATTTCTGTAATGCTGATAAGACTCGTCCGGTAAATATCGGTATAGCCCGCTGTCTTTGCAGCTTCCGCCACTTCCTCTTCATCGGTATATTTCCGGTTGCTTCTTCCAAGCACAAGTTTGAATCCCGGCCATTCTTTTCGATTCGTGATTGCTTCGTTCTGTGCATAAGTGTATATTTCTTCTGCCCACTTCTTTAGTGCATCCGCTTTTGACAGCACTTCTGCAATTTCTTCATCCGATAGTAACGCTGGCTGCGAAAATTCCATCTGTGCCAAACGAAGATACTCTTCTGCCCTTGCCCTGCATTGAAACCTCGCCTTGCAAAAACGACACCACTCCCCGGCTTTGTATTCTCCTTTTCCGTCCAACGCCATTTTCGCTTTCGGTTCAAATTCCTGTTCTGCCCATTGATGCAGTTCTTCTGCTGAGATTTCCCATGTGGAAAAATGGCTGATTCTCGGCTGAACGATGGTAAGTTCTATGGTCTCAATATCAAAAAGCATCTCCGCTATATCTAACATCCCCAAACCATAAATCATCAACTGCGTGTTATTTTCAGCATCCACCTGTACGCCTTTTCCCAGTTTCAGATCGATAATATGAACCTTTTTATCCGTGACAATCACCATATCTGCCGTACCAAAACAATCCTTTACATGAAAGCTCAAATCTACTTTCTGTTCCACGGAAAACACCGGATCAGAGCAGATATGCTTTGCTTCTTCTATCTGTTCAATCACATACTGAACATATTCATCTACAGCTTCCAAAAGTTCATCGCTGTAGTAATCGGAAGTTGGTCTTCTGCTTCGAATCTTCAAGTGCTTCTTTATCAGATGCTCCGCCAGCTTATGCCCTGCTGTACCTT